AACAGGTGCTGTTCTTTTTGTTGTGGCCTTTTGTAACAGAAGTTGCGGTTGGATAGGCACCTGTTGGCGGGCAGGCGCATAGAGTGTCTTGGGCACGGCGCTGGAGGGCGTTGCGCTCCCACCGGCGTGTCCGTGCGCTTTCACAGCGCGAGCCAATGCGAAAGGAGCTTCTCAATTATGTCTCTGCCCAGTTTTCCCAACGTTGACCCGGCTATCCAGCGGGAAGATGCGGTTAATCAAATCCTTTCCTCCATCGCCATGGAGGAACTCGGTATGAGCCATATCCTCAACGCCGAGGGCGAGAAGATGCAGTATATTCTCGGGACCCTACCCGGCCTCAGCGGTCCGGCCGCCACCGTACAAGACGTGCTGACCGCCAATGAGAGTGTCCGCGGACTTCTGGAGACCGCCGTTCAGAACCAGATCTTCCTGAAGGGGAAGATGCAGGGCGCACTGGACGCCTCTCCCATGCAGGGTCCCACCGGCCCCACGGGCCCCACTGGTCCCCAGGGCCCTGCCGGTCCTGCCGGTGGTCCTGCCGGTCCCGCCGGCGCGACCGGAGCTGCAGGCGCCGACGGAGCCACCGGCCCGGCTGGTCCTACCGGTCCCACCGGCCCCAATGTCACCGCCACCTCCGCCTATGCCGCCAGCTCTCGGGGAGACGTGGTTTCTGTCATCCTGGGCGGCACTCCGGTGCCGCTGCCCGATAACCAGCTGCTCTCTCCGGGCATCACCGTCAACGGGGCAAACGACACGTTTACCGTGAATGAAACCGGGCGCTATCAGATCTCCTATAAGATTACCACCGCCACGCCCCTGAGCGGCGGCTCCCGGCTGATGATCAACGGCGCGCCCAACAATGCCTCCGATATTGCGCCGTCGCTGTCCCTGAACCGCTTTGCCAGCGATATTTTGGTAGATTTGACCGCGGGGGACAGAATCTCCCTGCAGATGTACGGTATCGTGGCAGTGGCCACGCTGCTGCCCAAATCCGTCGGGGCTTCTCTGTCCATCGTCCGCTTGAGCTGAGGAGGGGTGTTTTATGTCAATGCCCACATTCCCCAAGAATGATCCCCCGCTGACCCGAGAGGGGAGCCTCAATGAGATCATTTCCTCCATCGCCGCTGAGGAGCTGAGCCTGAGCCATCTTCTCAATGTTGAGGGTGAAAAGCTGCAATATGTCCTGGGCGCCATGCCCGGTCTGGACGAGGCGGCCTCTCTGGACGAGGTGATGCAGGTCAACCAGAGCGTGAAGGACACCCTGTCCGGCATTATGGAGCAGCAGATGGCGCTGACCGCCAAGCTGAGCGCAGCCCTGAAGGCTCCCACCCTCCCCGGTCCTGCCGGGCCCATGGGGGCCGAAGGCCCCGCCGGTCCGGAAGGCCCCGCCGAGGGCGAAGCCGGCCCCACCGGTCCCACTGGTCCCGACGGGGCAGAGGGGCCCGCCGGTCCCATCGGTCCCACCGGGGCTCCGGGACCCAACCCCACGGCAGTCGCTGCTTTCGCCGCCAACACTCGGGGCAGCAGCATTTCCCCCAGTCCCCAGGGCGAAACCATTGGTCTGTCGGAGGAACAGGTCCTCTGCCCGGAGATCAGCCTGAACAACGGCAACACGTTGTTCTATCTGCATAAGGCGGGCACCTATCGGATCTCCTACCGTGTGAATCTCCTCTCCGCTCAGCCGGTGGGGACGCGGCTGGTCGTCGACGGCCTCCATGAAGGCGTCGTCGCCCCCTCGATGGCTGCCGCGCAGTTTGAAAATACGGTCACGATGGCCTTGCCGGAGGGCTGCGTTGTCGAGCTTCAGGTTTATTCCCTGACCAGCGGCCTCCCCATCGTGGGGAACGTCCAGTTGGTCGGCGGCGCTTCGGGCGCTTCCGTGCTGATTGTTCGGTTGAGCGATTAAGCGTGCCCGGCATTCTGAGCAGATATAGGATGGGGCTGTAAAAAGTCCCGACCCCCAAAATGGCAGCGGCTGACTCAAAAGAAGAGACAGCCGCTGCTGTTTGTGATATGCTTACAGCAAACAGTGGTTCGGGATGAGTTGATAGAGACTTGGCATGGGGTCAATCCGAATTGCCTATCTGAAAATAGTTTTAAAGTTCCCTTAAAATCTGACGTCCTGGAAATCTTTTATTTCCAATAGTTTTGACTGAATTTGTAACTAACGTGTAACTAACCAGTAACTAACGGAATATATCTGTATATTATTCCAATAGCAAAATTGCGGACTTTAAGTCCAAAATTGTTTCGTGCGTATAGTGCGCCGTGATGTCGCTTTTTGTAGAGTGTCCAAGTAGCCATTTTGTAGCAAGTACATCAGCTCCGGCGCTGTGCAGGCGCGTGGCGAACGTATGGCGGCACCAGTGCGGCGTTGCATCCGGCGCTCCAATCCGAACCGCCAATTCGTGAAAATATTCCCGGTATTGCGCAGATGGGATTTGCTTGCCTTTTTTGCTGCATATAATCGTGTCGCCGCCCTTTGCCAGCCAACGCAGCAGGTAAGGCTTGATTTTGGGATGTACGGGGACGATCCGGTCTTTCCCAGCGTCCGTCTTTAGGCCGCCCTGCAAGTATCCACCCTGTTCCGGATGATAGGAAAACCTCGTCAGCTGCAAGAACTCCGACACTCGAAATCCCGTGTAGCACAGCATCAAGGCCGTGTCGGCCCACGGGACGCCGTTTTCTGCCAGTTCTGCCAGCTTTGCGACCTGGGCATCATTTAGGGCGTCACGCGGCCTCTTTGCCCCTACAGAGGGAATGTCAAGGTACTTGGAATAATCCTTCCCCACGATGTCCCGCTCCATAGAATAGCTATACAGGGCCTTGATGAGAATGGCGTCATTGTTGATGGACGACTGCGACATACCGGCGTCCTCGTCTTCGTCCAGAAGAGATTGCCACTCGTCAAGCGTCATGCCCCGCATTTTGCGCGCTGCGAAGCGGGAGATGCGCTTATTCCATGCCGCATTGTGACTGGCAATAGACGCCGGTTTCAGCTTCCGGTACTCCCTGGCCTTCCATGCCTCGAATACTTCCCCAACAGTCACGCTGATCTGATCCACCGCTGGTGCTGTTCCGGCTTCCTGCGCTTTCCTATACTCCTCTAAAGCGATTTGAGCCTCTGCCGCTTTTGCATGGTAACTGACCACCTGCTGGATGACCTGCCCATATTTATTGCGCCCGGACACCTTCACGGCATACGGGCGGCGGCGGTTGCCCGGCAATTTTACGATACTGCCGGTTCCATTTGCACGTTTCACTTGATTTTCCTCCCATATTTTGATAATATAAGAGGGCAGACGGCTCGCCAAAGCATCTGCCCTATAGCCGCTCTCGGTGTTGGTAGCACCGGGGGCGGTTTTTTATTAGTGACAATGTCCACACGTACTGTATCCTTGCGCAATCAAATCGCTTTCACTTGAATTTGATGTTGCATAATTTTTTTCAGCAATTTTGGGCACATCTCTGCATTTAGGATAATGTATTTTCTTTGTACTGGTATTGAGCACCCATTGATCGGTGGTATTTTGTTGATCCGGATTGTTGTGCGCATTAAAATTATTTGCGTTGCCGTTGGATGCAGTTGATTTGGGCGCTTTTGGCGTATCAGTCGGTTTACTCGCGACTGCAGCATTGCCAGTTCCGCCGGACGGCTTCGGTGTAGACGCGACCTTCTCCCCGTTATCGGACGCTTTAGGCGCTTCAGCGGATGCTTTAGGCTTCTCGCTTGGCACTGCCGGTTGCACCTCCGGCTCTTCGGCTGGTTCTGGGGTGGGCGTGGGTTCCGTCTGCTGCTCTGGCTCCGGTTCCGCAACCACAGACCGCGTGGTGGCCGTTCGCGACAGAGCGCCCCTGACCACCTGACCGTCTTTTACATGCACGTTTGGCCCTATATAATCGATAGCCGCCGGTTCTTCCTGCGCTTGCCGCTGCTGCTCCTGGTATTCTTCGTACCGCGCGTTAGCCTCTTCGTTGGCCTGTTGGTTGATCTGCATCGTCACACCAACATGGGACGCTATCCCAGCCTCTGCGATGACGCAGGTTGCCAGCAGCACGGTTAAAAGCGTTATCAGACCGCCGGAATTGTTGTTGTTTCTCATATGTACACCGACTTTCTAACGCGGTTGATATAGGGCGACGGACACGCCGAACAGGACAATCAGCAGTGCAATCTTTATACCGCCCTGCAATTTCTTTGATGCATAGAATTCCTGGAGCTGGTCAATCGGGGCGGATACGAACGAAAAGAGAATCATTGTTGCGCTTGCGGCTGACGGGATGAATACCACGCCGCTGATGAACATGAAAGCGGTCAGAATCCACATCACAATGGTATACAGCTTGCTGCGATTCTGGCCCTGCGGTTTCTTTTCTTCGAGTTTGATTTTCATATGTTGGTCGCCTTATTGCGTCAGGCTTGTTGGGTCAAAATCCATTGTAACCATATCGTCGGACAGGCTAATGAGTTCAGAAATTTCCAACTCAACGACAGATGTTTCGCTCGTGAGTTCAAATGCCGCCTGCACATCTATGGTTGTTTCTGGGCGGACTTCCTTCATAGAGCTTCCAGATTCGTATTCATCAGAACCAATAATCATAGCAGGCTCAAGCTGTACGCCATCCTGAAACGCCTTTTCATATACGGCAGCCATTGCGCTCGTTGTATCATCGCTGTTATTAGTCCAAGAATATGTAACAACAATGGCGGGGTTGCCCTCATAATCTTCTAAAATTTTTGCACCCTTGATCTCTACATGGTAGTCGCCAAGATCACCAGAACCAACCATCGTGCCGATTGCGGCATCCTTTCCATCATCACCTTTTTCCTCTGGATCTTTTGCGTTATCAGTTTTCTGCTGGGATTCGCCCTTATCGTCCTTCCCGCCGCTGTTCTTTCCGGAGTTTGAGCCTCCGCCGCAAGCCGAAAGCCCAACAACCATCACCATTGCTAAAATAAGTGCCAAAATTTCCTTTTTCATTTTCTTTTCTCCTAACATTTTATATTTTACCGCCATCCGGCGGCTGGGTTAACGCTCAACAATCCAGTCTGGGTCAAGTATGCCGATCACCTTGCCACGGCAAAAAACAGTATCATACTCACCGGGTATGATGTCCTCGAACTCATCATTGATGGAAATCAGCCGGTCAGACCCCTGTTTTTTCACATAACCTTTATCGTTTACTGTGAATAGACCGATTTCTCCGACACTCACAGCCGGTTGCTGACGGATAAGGATAATGTCCCCGTCACATATTTTTGGCTCCATACTGCGCCCATCTACCATAAGACAGAAGTCCGCCTTGCGGGTCAAATCGTTATAAAGGACTTTCCAGGTCTGCATCCTTTCTTCAATCAGCTGATACCCGGAACCAGCGGCGGTTCTCTCTTCATCGAATAGCAGATCAATAACCTTGCGCTCATCCGCCTCAATCTCTATAGTAGCTTCTATTTGGTTCCGGCTTGCCTTGAAAATTGCGGCATCACGGGCCCGCCGGTCTTCCGCCATACGCCCCATCTCGATATCAGCAGTTGAACGAACCTGCTTTTTCCCCCATTTGTCTAGTCCGTCATAGTCATGTGCCAGTTTCATTGCCTCACTCGACAAGAGTGGGGCAATTTTTTTATTGACGCAATCCTGGAAAAGAAAATTGGCGTCAACATCCAGAGCATTAATCAAAGCATACATCATAGGCTCTTTTGGATGACTTGTCTCTTTTTCGTAATTTGTAATTGCCGATCCGGTTACTCCAATAAGTTTGCCTAGCTCGTCTTGCGTTAATCCCTTCTTCTCTCGCGCTTCCTTTATTCTTCTCCCGATTCCCATAAAAAAGCACCTCCCGTCCATAATCATATTAAACCACATTAATAAAGGAACGTCAAGAAAAATATTCAAGAAACTTTAGAATTATATGTTGACAAATAAAGAAACTTGATGTACAATGGGTTCATCCTAAAGATTCTTGAAGAATGGAGGTGTGATGATGCATCAATCGGCTATCGCGGAAAATACAAGAAAAATTATTGAGAGCCGTGGATTAAAACAGCGTGCTGTGGCTCAAAAGGCTGGTTTTTCCGCCCAGCAGTTTAGCGCGCTGCTTAACAATCGAAAGGTTATCAAAGATGTGGATGTTATTGCCATCGCAAACGCTTTGGATGTAACGCCAAATGACCTTTTTGGTGATGTCCGTTCGATTGTGGCTCTACGGAGCGCCAACACATAAAGAACCCGCCAGGGTGGAGGCCCAGGTGGATGGTTAAGGGGATGGTAGCTTTTGAAAAAGTTCTGTGAAGAAGGAAACAATTTCAGAGAAATGCCCGACTACAAGCCCAAAAAGAACAGAGACAACGGCGCAAACGACAGCATTGAGTATCGTCTGTTTCGTCTGGAACTTACGGTCGCCCGACTTATCGGCGTCCTTGCTGGCTTTTTCTTTGCGCATTACATCGTCGGCCCGCTCATATTCGGCTAAGGCATCTTTTCCAATTTCCGTTATCACACAGATTGAGGCGTTACTGATTTTACCATCACTTGTTGCGGGGTGATAAAGAATGGCGTATTTCTTGCGGAGGAGAAAACTCAACGGTTCAGTTAATTCCCCATTGTACTCCACCCCACCCACGCGATAACGAAGCAGCTCTTTGTATTGCGCTTCTGTCAGCATAGAATACCTCCCTTCAACGGCGGTATCCATATACTAATATTTTTGTTAGCGTATGTCAACATTTTGCAGACAGAAACGGAGGGGGTGAGGAAATGAATCGGTCAAACAATGACGGCGGTGTCCCTGGTTGGGCATGGTGCATCACATGGGTAATCATGATATTAGCCCTAATCTCTCCGTTGCTGCGGTGATTTCTGGTAAAGAGGGCAACCCGCCCCAGCGCATAGCGCGTCGGGGCATGGGCACAAAGCAAAACCGCCTGTGGTGGTTTCACAGACGGCTTTACTCCGGATTTTGTCACCAGAACGCGCTGCATCAGCAAGCCCCAACAGCGCACCTTGCGGTTAGCTTCCTTGCCTGTAGGTGGTGGGCACCCTTGACCAGGCGGTACTGTGTGGCCCACCTGCTTGACCAGCCGAACGCACAAGCCACATGCGCTTCTATAACGCGCCGTTCACTTTGGCAGTTCCGGTTCAGCCCTTGCCCTTACGCATCACGTCAGTTCTTCGATCTGGAACGCATGGACAAAAAGAGTGCCTCGCCTATTGTGGCGCATGGCAACATCCCCTTTCTGTCCTAAGGAATCTGAAACATATAAGTTGCTAGTCGTGGGGTTGGAGACAGCCTCTATATGGGCAGTTAAATGAATTTCGGTATCAGGTTATTCCTTTCAGATTCCTAAGTAGGACGTTTACCATTCTGTCAAGCCCAGAAAGGAAGAAACATGAAAATTTTTCTACAGCTCCCGAATGGGACCAAATTTCACTACGAGCACGAACCGATGGATGACACGCGATTCTATGTGCTGCTTGGTGTTGCAGCGTTCTTTGGGCTCCTGCTGCTCGCGACGATCTAGGAGGTGATGACATGGCAAGGAAGACGACGGCCAATACCCCGACCGATGAAGACATCCGGTCTTACAACAACGTCCCTATCGACGTGGCGGCGCGGTACATAGGCTGGTCAAGCTGTAATATCGTATATGCCCTACAGCAGCAAATGGCTCCATACGGCCACGCGGCCCAGACTGGCATAAACGAGAAAACCGGCAGACCGACTTACACATACAACATCAGTCCGGGTCTGCTGATTGCGTACAAGCGCGGCGATCTGGAGGCGTGGAAGCTGGGCAAGCTGCTCAAGATGCTGAGACAAGAGATCAACGAGATTATCGACCAGCGGCTCATGGATGTGGTGGCGATGTTTGCTGCTGCTGCCAAGAAAGCCGCGTAGAGGAGGAGGTGACGACAATGTTCACATTAATCAAATGCATTGTTGGCGTGATCTTGATGCTCGGCGGGGCCGGACTTCAGAGCCGGTCCAAAAACATAAACCAGTGCGACTTTATCTGCGGCGCAGAGGCCGTGCTTGCTGGGCTGATTATCATCGCCACGGCGTAGGAGGCTGGAGATGGGCAGAGAAAGTATGAGGCCGTGTATCTACCCGGCCTTGCGCAGGTGGATGCAGAAAAGCGGTTGCGGGTACGAAGAGCTGTCAAGGCGAACCGGGCTGTCAAACCAGACCGTTTCCCGGACGCTGTCCGGCCAGAACGCAACCAAGAGGTCAATTGACCTGATAATCGCAGTAACCGGCCTGACCTATGAACAGGCTTTCGGGAAGGAGGTTTGAATGTGTACACAGTAGAGTGGTGTGACCACGAGGGCAATTTGCAATTTGACGAGTATGAATACTTTGAAGACGCGCAGTTTGCAGCTGATGATATCTACCAGGAACGCGACGGCGTCCGGATTCTGGACCCGAACGGGAACGAGATTGTTTCATACTAGGAGGCCTGTCATGTCAGATGCGTACATCTTCCGGCGTACAGCGCTTTATCCACCGGCTGCACTCTATTACTTGGGTCTGATTACCGAAGAAGAGCTCCATAATCTGCTAGCCAATGAATGGAACGAGTGGCAGTTGCGCTTGGAATGGCCTGTCGTGTCCGGAATGTAAAAAGTCCCTGTCGGGGCTGCAACCCCGGCAGGGCAAGGATCGGGACATATCACAAAATGGACTGCCGTCTTGATTATATACCAGGTGGCGGCAGAAATCAAGGAGGAAATTTTTCATGAAAACATTTGAATACTACCGCAATCGCATCATCAACGCCCCTAACGAAATGCTTCGGGATCGGTACCGCGCAGAAGCGTTCGAGAGCGGACGGTTTACCAATGACGAACTGGACAGGCTGGCCCGGATCGGCGATCCGGACGCGGCGTAAGGAGGACAGCCATGAAACGCGAAAACGGCATTTGGTACTACCACGGCAAGGGTTACGCCACGTTCCGCGAGGCATTGCGGGCGGCGTGGCCCGAGAGGGTACCGGTATGAGTGCCTTTGTGAGCATCGCCGTCAGTGCAATTATGGCGGCAGCTATGACGATGCTTCCCGCCCCGGAGGCAGAGGAGCCATCCATCTATGTGGGCGAGTTCACAGTGACCGCCTACTGCCCCTGCGCGGAGTGCTGCGGCCAGTGGGCGGACGGCCTGACCGCGACGGGAATTCCCGCCTCGGGCGGCATTGTGGCTGTTGATCCAGCCGTAATCCCGCTGGGCAGTACCGTCATCATTGGCGGCTTGGAGTATCTAGCGGCGGATACCGGGGTAGATGGAATGCGTATCGACATCTGCACCGACAGCCACCAGGAGGCCGCGGCGTTCGGGGTGCAGACGGCGGGAGTGCGGGTGATTGATACAACCGAATAATCAGGGAGACAAATCATGAAAAAATATGAGTTTACAGGCGATACAAAGGCCTTTTTAGGAAAAACTTTTCAAAGAATCCGCGCGTTGCGAGATTTTGGTGGTGTCCATGCAGGCGATACGGGCGGCTGGATTGAGTCAGAGAAAAATTTGAGCCATGACGGCGACGCTCAGGTCTGCGGCGACGCTTGGGTCTACGGGGATGCTCAGGTCTACGGGGATGCTCGGGTCTGCGGCGACGCTCGGGTCTACGGCGACGCTCAGGTCTACGGCGACGCTCAGGTCTACGGCGACGCTCGGGTCTGCGGGGATTCTCAGGTCTACGGCGACGCTTGGGTCAACAGGGATGCTCAGGTCTACGGGGATGCTCGGGTCTACGGTGGCAAATGGGGAAAGTCTCCATGTTTTATTCAAGGGACGCGATGGGGTATTAACATTTCTTCACCAGATACAGTCCGCTGCGGATGTCAGGACCACACTTTTCAGGAGTGGCATGACCACTATGCCGCAATCGCCAGAATGCACGGCGCAAATGACGTTCTTGTAGAATATATTTTATATTTCAATCTTCTGTGCGACCGGTATGGGCATGAAGACTGCAAAATCATAACGGATGAGTGCGAGATTGTAAGCGAGGAGGCGCTGCGATGCCCATAACACCCCGATACCGCCGCGTCCCATACGGACAGAAAGCAGCGCCAGAGACCAGCTACACCTGTCCCATTTGCGGCGAGGACGTCGTTTGGTGGGATGAGCCGTATGAAAAGGACGGGAATCTGGTGTATCACTCAGAGTGTCGAATTCAGGAGCGTGATGATTGTGATTGAGAAGATCCCTACATTAACCATAAGCCGCAAGGATTGGCTCCGTGAGCGGTTCCAGAAATTTGCCCGTTGCCTCCAGGAGCGGGCCGAGTGGCTCGACGCCCTGGTCAGGGACGGCGATGAAGTCTACGCCGTAGAAAAACTGCGGCAGGAGGCAGAGCGGTGTTCGGGCACTGGCATTACATACCTGTATGAGCAAGACATCTTGGCCGCGCAGGAGAAACACAGTAAAACAGGCTGGCAACAGCCGTAAATAGTAAAGGAGTAATAACCATGTTTGAAGCAAAGATCACCATCGAGACCCCCAGCCTGTCCCAGGCGCTCAACCGTCTGGCAGACGCTATGACCCGCCACACCGTCCAACCGGTCCCGGCAGCACCCCCGACGGCCCCTGCTACTGTGCAGACAACGCCGCCCGCCGCGCCGGTAGCGCCGCCGCCTGCGGCCCCTGTGGCCCCTGTGGCCCCTGTGGCCCCGGCGAACCCCATCCCGCCCGTTTCCACCGTACCGCCTGCCCCGGCTGCGCCTCTGGCCCCGGCGCCCAGTTTCACCCTGGAACAGATCGGCAAGGCGGGCGCTGACCTCCTGCGCGACAACCCGAATAAATACCCTGAGCTTATGGCGCTTTTGGGTCAGTTCGGTATCAGCGTTGTAGATCAGCTGAAGCCGGAGCAGTACGGCCCCTTTGCTACCGCGTTGCGGGGATTGGGGGCGAAGATCTGATGCCGTCACCCAACCAGCATGCCCGGCTCTCCGCCAGCAGCTCCGCCCGGTGGCTCAACTGCCCGCCGTCGGCCCAGCTGGCGGCACAGTTCCCGGATACCGGCGGCTCCCACGCGGCGGCGGGCACCCTGGCCCACGCCATAGCGGAGCTGAAGGCACGGAAATATTTCCTCGAACCTATGAGCACCCGTACCTACAATTCCCGGCTGAAGAAGCTGAAGGAGGATCCCAGCTACGACAAGGGCATGGACGCCGCCACGGACATGTACCTGGACTACCTGAAGGACCTGGCTATGGGGTTCAGCGGGGCCCCCTTCGTGGCGCTGGAGAACCGAGTGGACTACAGCGACTACGCCCCCGGCGGCTTTGGCACCGCCGACTGCATCCTGATCGGCGGCGGGCAGCTGTGCGTGTGCGACTACAAAAACGGCTCCGGCGTTCCCGTGGAGGCGGAGAACAACAGTCAGCTGATGCTGTACGCCTTGGGCACCCTGAAGGTCTACGGCGTCATCTACGGCAGCAGCATCCTGGACATCCATCTCGCCATCATCCAGCCCAACGCCGGCGGTGTGAAGGAGTGGAAGCTCTCCCGGGCGGAGCTGGAGGAGTGGGGGGAGACGGTGGTCAAGCCCGCCGCCGCGCTGGCCTGGGAGGGCAAGGGCGACTTCTGCCCCGGCCCCTGGTGTGAAAAGAGCTTCTGCCCGGCGAAGGGCCAATGCACCGCCAGGGCGCGGAAGCTGCTGGAGGACAAGCCCCCTGACAAGATCACGCTCAACGCCCCGGTGCTCCCGGACACGGCCCTGCTGAACGAGGTGGAGCTGGGCAGCATCTTGACCTGGGGGAAACAGCTGGAGGCGTTCCTGAAAAATTTGGAGGACTGCGCGGAGAAGCTGTTGCTGTCCGGCACGCCTGTTCCTGGTTGGAAGCTGGTGGCGGGGCGGACATCCCGCGTATGGACAGGAGGCCATGATGCCGCATTCGCTCAACTGAAAGCGCGCGGCGTGAATGAAGCCTTGCTTTGGGAGCGCAATCCGGTCACGCCGCCAAATCTGGAAAAGGCCCTGGGGAAGAAGGTATTCACAGAATCCGCCGCTGATCTGGTGGAGACGAAACCCGGCGCGCCCACTATGAAGCCGGAGAGCGATAAACGCCCTGCGTATGTACCGGCTCAGGCGGCGTTCCAGGAGGTGACGCCGTGACGATTTCCGTACGCGACCCCTGGTCCGGCTACCAGCTTGACGTCGATCTGCGCACAGTGGCAGCGGAGATGACTGCCAGAGAGCAGAAAAAGTTGTTCAAGCAAATGGGGCTTTACATTTCCGATGAAGATTGCCAGCGGGCAATGGATGACCTGGAGGCGGCAATCCTGGAGAGCCGTGCAGAGGCCGCAAAGCAGATTCTGGCAGGAGAGTGGCCGGTACAGCGCCCGCTGTCAACCGATGTCCTGTATCGCTTCGCCGCCGCCCAACTGCCAATCGTGATGTCCGTCTGCAAAAAGCCGAATATTCTTATCAAATACGAAGAAGAAAAGGAGAAAAAAAAATAATATGCCCATTACCATTAACGACGTCCGTTTTTCCTACTGCAACCTGTTCCAGCCCCAGGCGCGGCCTGGGCAGGAGCCCAAGTACAGCGTGACCATCCTGATCCCCAAGACCAACGCCGCCGCCAAAGCCGCCGTGGATCAGGCTGTCCAGGAGGCCATCGCCGCCGGCGTCAGCAAGTGCTGGAACGGCCAGCGGCCTCCCATGCCCGCCCTCTGCATCCACGACGGAGACGGCGCCCGTCCCAGCGATGGAATGCCCTATGGCGAGGAGTGCAAGGGCCACTGGATCATTACTGCCTCCAGCAAGCAGCCGCCCTTTGTGGTGGACGCACAGGTGCAGAAGATCATCAACCCCACGGAGGTCTACTCCGGCATGTGGGGCAATGTGAACGTCAATTTCTTCCCCTACAACAGCAATGGCAAGAAGGGCGTCGGCTGCGGCCTCAACGGCGTGCAGAAGACCCGTGACGGGGAGCCGCTGTCCTCCCGCATTACCGCTGAGGAGGCGTTCAAGCCGGTTGCCGCTGCCGCGCCGGGCAGCTACGCACCGCCTGCGCCCGGATGGGGCGTCCCCGCCGCTGCGCCCGCCCCGGCTCCCGGATGGGGCGTCCCCGCCGCTGGGCAGGACATGGCGTTTTAACCGATGGACGCTGTACATTATCTGAGCATCGACATCGAGACGTACAGCGACGTGGACATCAAGAAAGCAGGGCTCTACCGGTATGCCCAGAGCCCTGCTTTCAACGTCCTGCTGATCGCGTACAGCCTCGACGGCGGGCCGGTGGAGGTGATCGACCTCGCCAGTGGCGGGCCGGGAAGCCTGATTCCCGTATGGTTCACCAACGCGCTGAAAGACCCGAAATGCATCAAACATGCCTATAACGCCGCCTTTGAATGGTACTGCCTGTGCCGGTTCTTCCGATGGAACCCTCTGCGGGAGGGATTGAACTTTCTCCCGTCCTGGCGCTGCACCATGCTCCACGGCCTGTACTGCGGCTACCCCGGCGGTCTGGAGGCCATAGGACGGGCGCTGGAGCTGCCCCAGGACCGGCGGAAGCTGGCGGCGGGCAAGGCGCTGATCCGCTACTTCTGCACCCCCTGCAAGCCCACCAGGAACAACGGCAGCCGCACCCGGAACGAACCCCACCACGACCCGGACAAGTGGGCACTGTTCAAGCAGTACAACGCCCAGGACGTGATCACGGAGATGGAGATCGAACGCCGCCTTTCCCGGTTCCCGGTCCCGCCCGCCCTCCAGGCCCAGTGGGTGACGGACCAGACGATCAACGCCAGAGGCGTGGCGGCGGACACGGAGCTGGTGGCGGGGGCGCTGGCCCTGGACGCCGCCGCCCGTGAGCAGTACATACAGGAGGCCGTGGAGCTGACCGGGCTGGCGAACCCCAACAGCACCGCCCAGCTGACGGCGTGGCTCCAGCGGGAGATGGAGGAAGAGATCACCGACCTGCGCAAAGAGACCGTCTCCGACCTGCTGGGCCAGGACCTGCCCGGTGACGCCGTGCGGCGGGTGCTGGAGATCCGGCAGGCCCTGGGCAAGACCAGCAACAAGAAGTACAACGCCCTGGAGGCCGCTGTGTGCGCCGACGGGCGGGTGCGGGGGCTGCTGCAATTCTACGGGGCCAACCGTACCGGGCGCTGGGCCGGGCGGATTGTCCAGCCCCAGAACCTGCCCCGGACCTACATCGCCGGGGAGCTGCTGCCCCTGGCCAGGGAGCTTGTGAAGGAGCGGCGGCGGGAGGGCCTGCAGTTCGTGTTCGGCGACCTGCCCGACACCCTGAGCCAGCTCATCCGCACAGCTTTTGTCGCCGCTCCCGGCTGTACGCTGGTGGACGCTGACTTTTCCGCCATTGAGGCCCGCATGATCGCGTGGCTGGCGGGGGAGGAGTGGGTGCTGGAGGTGTTCCGCACCCACGGGAAGATCTACGAGGCAGCGGCGGCGCAGATGTTCGGCGTCCCGCTGGAGCGCATTAAAAAGGGCAACCCGGAGTACGAGTACCGCCAGAAGGGCAAGGTGGCGACATTGGCCCTGGGCTACCAGGGCGGCGCCGGATCCCTGGTCAGTATGGGGGCCCTGCGGATGGGCATTCCGGAAGAAGACCTGCCGGACATCGTGGACCGCTGGCGGCGGGCCAACCCCGCCGTTGTACAGTTCTGGTACAGCGTAGAGGCAGCGGCCAAGGAGACGGTGGAGCAAGGGAGGACGGTCGTGCTGCAGAACGGGCGGCTGGTCTTCGCACGGGAGTGCGACCCGGAGAATGATCTGGACTTTTTGACCATCCGCCTGCCCAACGGCAGGAAGCTGTACTACGCAAAGCCCCATATGGGCGTCAACCGCTTTGGCCGTCCGTCCATCTGCTACTGGGGCATGGATCAGACCACCAAGAAATGGACGGCCCTGGAGACCTACGGCGGGAAGCTGGTGGAGAACATCACCCAGGCCACCGCCAGGGACTGTCTCGCAGAGGCCATAGAGCGGCTGGAGCGGGCCGGGTATCCGGTGGTGTTCCACGTGCATGACGAGGTGGTGCTGGAGGTCAGGGACGGCAGCGCCGCCGATCTGGAGCGGGTCGTGGAGATCATGCGCCAGACGCCGGCCTGGGCGGAGGGCCTGCCGCTGAATGCCGACGGCTGGGTGAACGAGTTTTTCAAGAAGGATTAAGGAAGGGAGGGCCTGCCCTCAATGACACATGACCGGCAAATCACAATCTCCATAGGCAGCAGCCGCAAGTCGGTGAACTGGGTCCCGGCGGCGATGACGCTCTCTGAGTTCTACACCCGGATCGCGTCCGTCACGCGGGGCACAGAGACGATGGCGGAGTACCTGAGCCTGCCCAAGAGCCGCCAGGACGAGCTGAAGGACGTAGGCGGCTACGTGGCCGGCACACTGGACGGCCCCCGGCGGAAGGCCGGCGCCGTCACGGGCCGGGACCTCATCACGCTGGATATGGACAACATAGCAGCTGGGGGCACGGCGGACGTGCTGCGGCGGCTGGAGGGGCTAGGCTGCGGCTACTGCCTCTACTCCACCCGCAAGCACACGCCCTCCGCGCCCCGGCTGCGGGCGCTGCTGCCCCTGGACCGGACCTGCACGGCGGACGAGTACGAGCCCTGCGCCCGGCGGCTGGCGGAGCTGATCGGCATGGAGCTGATGGACCCGTCCACCTTCGAGGCGTCCCGGCTCATGTACTGGGCCAGCGTCTGCGTCGACGGCGAGACCGTCTATTACTACACGGACCGGCCCATGCTCAGCGTGGACGGCCTGCTGGACACCTACGCCGACTGGCGGGACTGCGCCGCGTGGCCCCGCGCGGCGGGGGAGGTGCAGCCGGCGCGGCTGGCGGCCAAGCAGGGGGACCCCACGGCCAAGAACGGCGTGGTGGGGGCCTTCTGCCGGGTCTACGACGTGGAGGCGGCTATGGGCGCGTTCCTGCCCGGCGTCTATGAGCAGGTAGACAACTCGCCGGGACGGTACACCTTTTTGGGCGGCAGCACCACCGGCGGGGCGGTCATTTATGACGAAGGGAGGTTCCTTTACAGCCACCACGCTACAGACCCCTGCGGCGGACGTCTGGTCAACGCCTTCGACCTGGTGCGCCTGCACCGCTTCGGGGAGCTGGACGACGAGGCCGCGCCGGGGACGCCCACCAACCGCATGCCCTCCTATACGGCCATGTGCGCCGCAGCAGCGGCGGACCCGCAGGTGTCGGGGCTGCTGCTGCGGGAGCGCCGGGAGGCCGTTACAGGGGCCTTCTCGCCCGTCGTGGAGGGGGAGGACGACAGCTGGATGCAGACGCTGAAGGTGCATTCCAAGACCGGCCTGCCCCTGGCGACCATCGACAACATCTGGATCATCCTGGAGAACGACCCGCTGCTGAAGGGGAAATTCGCCCTGAATAAGTTCGCCGGCCGTGGGGAGGTGCTGGGGCCTCTGCCCTGGGCCACGGAGGGCAAGCGGCGGCTGTGGGAGGACAACGACAACGCCGGACTGTACTGGTACCTGGAGAAAGCCTATCAGATCTCCAGCAACGGGAAGGTGGACGGCGCGCTGTCCCTGCACAGCACCAAGCACGCTTTCAACGACGTGACGGACTACCTGGGGCGGCTGGAGTGGGACGGCGCGCCCCGGCTGGATACGCTGTTCATAGATTACCTGGGGGCGGAAGATACCGCCTATGTCCGGGCTGTCACCAGAAAAGCCTTTACAGCTGCTGTAGCGCGGGCGTTTGCTCCAGGGACAAAGTTCGACTGCATGACCATTCTCTCAGGGCCACAGGGAATCGGCAAGAGTACGCTGCTGGACAAGATGAGCATGGGCTGGTTCAACGACAGCATCCGGACATTCGAGGGCAAGGAGGCCAGCGAACTGCTGCAGGGCGTGTGGCTGGTGGAGGTCAGCGAGCTGGACGCCTTCTATAAGTCCGATGTGGCCCGCATCAAGCAGTTTCTCAGCCTACGCTCCGATAAGTTCCGGGCGGCCTACGGGCGGCACGTGAAGGACATCCCGCGCGGCTGCGTCTTCTTCGGCACCACCAATACCAACGACTACCTGCGGGATAAGACCGGCAACCGCCGCTTCCTGCCCATCGACGTGGGGCGGAGGCCGGCGTCCAAGAGCGTGTGGCGGGATCTGGAGCAGGAGCGGGACCAGCTGTGGGCCGAGGCCGTCGTGTGCTACAGGGCCGGGGAGGCGCTGTACCTGACCGGGGACGCCGCCGCTGCGGCTACCGCCCAGCAGGAGTCCCATAGGGAGGTCAGCGCACGGGAGGGGCTGATCCTGGACTTCCTGGAGCGGCCTGTACCCAGGGACTGGGCCCGCTGGCCCCTGGACCGCCGGAGGGTATTCTGGAGCGGCAACGTCAGCGGAGACATCGAGCTGGCGCCCAGGGAACGCATATGCGCGCTGGAGGTCTGGTGTGAGCTGCTGGAGGGGCAGAAGAAGGATATGCGGTACGCCGACACCCAGGAGATCAACAGCATCATCGCCGCCGCGCCGGGCTGGGTGAGGAAGGCGACAGCACTAAAATTCGGGTACTGCGGGGTGCAGAGGGGGTTCACAAGAGGGTAACATTGCAGGGGGTAGCATTCGAAAATTTGAGGGATTTCCCGTTTGAATGTTACCCCCGGAGAAGTAACATGTTACCCCCGATGCTACCCCCTGTGTTACCTCGAAAACCATTGGGGTGGAAAGAAGGTGACAAGGTAACATTTTTACTAATAGAAACTATTGAAATAGAGGATTTGAGAAAATATATACTCTCTAATATCTCTATTTTAATAAATTATCGCGCGCGAGGAAAGTTTACGGAGAAAGGATACACGAAAATGGAGGCACAAGTTGAACGGGCAAAAGCACTGCTGGAAAATGTGTTGCTGTTTGATAGCCTGGGTACCTATCAGCCCGCGAAAGTAATTATGCGGGAGGCCAGGCTTGAACACATCCCAAAAGCTGCCGTAAGGCAGGCGAGAAAGGAGCTTGGTGTACTATCCTTGCGGGGGGCAGGTGGTGAGCAGTATTGGGTTCACCCCAGCCGTATCGTGCTGCCAACGGAGGACGCATGAGGGAATCGGAGTTGGAAGCCAGTCTTGTGAGGGGGGTCAAGGCGGCGGGCGGCGTCGCCTACAAATTCGTCAGCCCCGGCAGCGCGGGCGTACCGGACAGGCTGGTGGTCCTGCCGGGCGGGAAGATCGTCTTCGTGGAGCTGAAAGCGGAGGGCGGACGGCTGAGCCGGATGCAGGTCTACCAGATCGCCCAGCTGAGAGGGTTGGGCGCAGACGTCCGGGTGGTCAAGGGCGCGGCGGGAGTGGAGGAATTTTTGGACTGGCTGAGGGAGGTGTCGCCGGATGAAGTTTGAACCCCATAACTACCAGCGCTATTGCATTGAGCGCATGGTCAGCGATGAGGCCCTGGGCGGCTTCCTGGATATGGGCCTGGGCAAGACTGTCATCACGCTGACCGCCATCAACGAGCTGCGATACAACCGGTGGGCGGTGGGCCGGTGCCTGGTGGTGGCGCCGAAGAAGGCGGCGGAGGCCACGTGGCAGAACGAGGCGGCCAAGTGGGACCACCTGCGGCGCCTGCGGATTGTCCCCGTGCTGGGCAGCGCGGCCAAACGGATCCGGGCCCTGCATACGCCGGGCGACGTCTGGGTCATCAACCGGGAGAACGTGCCCTGGCTGGCGGAGTACTGCCGCAACAGCTGGCCCTTCGACATGGTGGTGCTGGATGAGAGCAGCAGCTTCAAGAACCCATCCAGCAAGCGGTTCAAGGCCCTGCGGATGGTGCGGCCCCGTATCCGCCGGCTGGTCGAGCTGACCGGCACCCCGGCCCCCAACGGCCTGGAGGACCTGTGGGCGCAGCTGTACCTGCTGGACGACGGGCAGCGGCTGGGGAAGACCATCAGCAGTTTCCGGGAGAGCTTTTTCACCCAGGATCCGTCCTACCCCGGCCAGGCATACCGGACCTACTCGCCGCAGAAGGACGCGGAGCGGCGGATCCGGGAGGCCATCGCCGATATCTGCGTTTCCATGAAGGCGGAGGACTATTTGGAGCTGCCGGAGTTCATCACCCACGAGATCCCCGTGGCCCTGGACCCGAAGGCGGAGCGGGCGTACCGGAAGCTGGAACGGGAGATGCTGCTGGAGGTGGACGAGCAGACCATCACCGCCGGCACCGCCGCCGTGCTGAACGGGAAGCTGCTGCAGCTGTGCAGCGGGGCGGTGTACGATGTCGACGGCGGCGTGGCGGAGATCCACCGGTGCAAGCTGGAGGCGTTCCTGGAGACGGTGGAGCGGCTGCATGGGGAACACGCGCTGGTGTTCTACTGGTTCCAGCATGAGCGGGACCGGCTTGTGGAAGCGCTGGAGGGATCCGGCCTGCGGGTGCGGGTCTACCGCGGCCCGGAGGACGAGCGGGCCTGGAACGCCGGTGAGGTGGACCTGCTGCTGGCCCACCCCGCCAGCTGCGGCTACGGGCTGAACCTGCAGCAGGGAGGGCGGCACGCCATCTGGTACACGCTGCCCAACTGGAACCTGGAGCTGCTGGACCAGGCCAACCGGAGATTGCACCGGCAGGGGCAGCAGTACCCCGTGGTCTCCCACCTGCTGCTGGTGCAGGGCGGCATGGACGAGGATATGGCCGCCAGCCTGCGGGAGAAGGGGGGCGTACAGGAGAGCATGCTGCGGGCATTGCGGGCCAGGATCGAGAAAGTGAGGCGCGGGAAATGAAAAATCCGTATAAGCCGCAATCCCTGCGGTGGAAACTGGTGGAGGGCGATTGGGCGGATCTGACGCCGTCACAGATCGCCGAGGTGCTGGACTGTACGCCGCAGGCGATACATAAGGCGCTGCGGGTGATCGAGGAGGGGGGCATAGAGGTCCCCTATGTCAAGGGCAGGCCGGGCAGGCCCCGGAAGGATTTTGAAAGCGTGAATTAGGGCTTGACGGAATGTGCGGTTATGGCTTATACTAAGGCTATCGTAAGGACTCTGTAGTAAGCTAAGAGAGCACACTGAGAGCCGAGCCGAACATTCCATAGCCAGCTATACGTGTTTGTATGCGTATGGCTACTGGGAATGTTCGGCTTTTTTTTGGGCTTTTCCTTACCGCCTTGTACAGCGGGAATACTGGAAGATGGGTAGCAACCGCTGAAAGCCGGGCTGGCGCTGCCGGCGCCAGAATTACTTTTGCCGATAGGTGGTGAAGACATGGGGCGTCCGAGAAAATTTAAAACGCCGAAAGCACTGGCCAATAATTGGGACGCATACAAGGACTGGTGCGACAGCCAAGAAGTACTGGCCCATGCGTTCAGCGCCAAAAATTCTGAGTTTGTCAGCGAAGGGCTGAAACGGAAAATAACCTACACCATTGAAGGCTTCTGTGTGTGGGCGGGGATCTCAAGATCTATTTTCTACGACACATACGCCGCCGACAGCCGGTTTTCGGACATCGTTACGCGCATGAAGGAGGAATGCGAGGTGGATGCCCGCAGGAAGTTTGAGCTGGGTGAGATCGACGCCAAGCTGGCTCCCTTGTGGATGAGCAGGCATGGGTACAGCACAAAGACCGAATCCGCCGCCCAGGACCAGCGGGAGGACGACCCGCTGACCAAATCCCTGAAGGAGGAGTTCGGCGATGGGGTTCTCTGAGAAGCAGCGGGAGATTTTCCGCTTCCCCTACACGCACTACGAGGCCCTGATCTGCGACGGCGCGGTCCGCTCCGGCAAAACCAGCGTCATGTCCCTGTCCTTCCTGCTGTGGGCCATGGGCCGCTTTGACCGCTGCGCCTTCGCCATCTGCGGGAAGTCCGTGGGCAGCGTGGAGCGCAACATCATCACGCCGCTGCTGGGCGTGCGGTACCTGCAGGACAACTTCTCCATCCGTTACAACCGGGGCGGGCATGTGCTCATTGTCTGGCGGGGCGTCCGGGAAAACCGG